AGCGCACTGGAAGATTTAAATATCGAGAGTAGGGATGCGTATAAGTGTTTTAGGAAAGAATTTACCCTACCCCTTTTAGTCCAGTATTTTTCTGATGTACGTAACCTAGACATGGACTTTGGTAATGTAAAACAACAGGTAGACGCGCTGCGCCTATCCGTAGACTCAGTTAAAGCTGAGAGGCAATCCATAGAGGAGCGCACCGTTGTGTTCTGTCGTATACGTACCGTAGCAGGGGAACAGCTATGCGAGTTATTGAAATTGGGATTAGAGACGGAAGAATGGCGCGAACAGGAGTTCTCTGATGAGGTACCTACAGTATGCCGTATAGATTCCTTATCCCCACGTATGGTAGAGAAGTTAGCTATACTTAACACACTAGAGAGTGGCGAGTACCTACACAATGTAGGATACAAAAGTCCGACAGAAAATATATTCTTTATTGAGAACGGAGTAACCGAAGAGGTGGGAGCGTCTATTGATTAACATGCCGCCTTTCACCCTTGACCTAAGCCTGTACCGCGTACTTATAAGAGAAGAAGATATAGTTGTAACAGGGCTTGGGGTAGCGGTTTTTGACAACGACCTATCAGGCGTCTACACTAGGAACACATTGCCAGATACGTTAGAGAAGAACTTATCAGTACTAATGACCTGTGACCCGACGCCCCCGACTACCTTTGTACAAGGGGTTGGGAGGCGCATAAACGAACAGACTTTTTGGGTAATGTGAGGAGAGAGACATGAGTAATGTTGAAGTGCTTATTGCAGTCGCGTTTGTATGTTTTATTTGGTTCCTGTTGGTACACATGTGGCTGTATAAACTAGAAGAGACACGGGTGTGGAACCGCAAACGAGTACTGGAACGGAGGGCAAAACGTGATACGAGCGAGAACAAGAAAGATTCTTGATGCTGCTATTGAGCAAGGTATTGAGATTGGGTACGAGAAGGCGCACAAACACACCGATGACCCAAAAATGCACCACATACAAGATATGATAGAACAAGCCATATGGTTTAACATTGACGAAGTATTTATTTTTGAGGAAGAGACAGATGAATAAGCAAGAAATTAAAGATAAGATCGAAGACGCACACGCTACTGCTGATAGACTACTGACGCAGGACGAGCTTAGAACTAAATGGAATAAGGTGACGCACTACATGGGTGAACCTGTTGGTGTGATAACACGCTGGCATGTGGTAACTGTAACGGGGCTGTTGGTGTTAGCGTTCTGGTCGCCATTCTCAAGTGCCGCTTGTAGTATGCAGGAAGACAGTTGGGGTAACAGTAAATACACATGCCACAATGGTAACTCTGGCTCATTGACCACTGACTCGTGGGGTACTACGCGTGACAGCCGTACAGGTACTACGTACCAGACTGACGCTTGGGGAACTACTCGTGGCTCTGATGGTACTAGCTTTAAGACTGACGCATGGGGCACAACTCGCTACAACGATGGCACTACGTCACAGAAAGATGCTTGGGGTACTACGCGCCACAGTAATGGTACAACCTGTACGACAGACAACTGGGGCACAACGAGGTGTAACTAATGAAGTGGGGACAAACACACGGTGGGAAGGGGGACGTTCCTCGACCCACCAATAAAAAGAAGTTCGACGATAACTTCGACCGTATCTTCGGTAAGAAGCAGGTCACTGGTATCACAGAGGATGACAAGCATGGCGATGACACCGGAAGCAAAAGTAAAAAAGGAAGTGGTGAAGCAACTAAAGGCTCTTGACGCATACTACTTTTTCCCCGCCACTGGCGGTTATGGTAAGTCTGGCGTACCTGACGTGGTTGGGTGCTACAACGGTAACTTCTTTGGTATCGAATGTAAGGCAGGTAAGAACACACCAACAGCTTTACAGGAGATGAACCTCAAAGAGATAGCAAACAGTGGTGGTATATCTTTGGTAATCAATGAGAAGAATGTAAAGTATGTATCACAGATTCTCACTGGTAGGTATGCACACCCCGACCAAGTGGGTAACAAACCTATAGAGGAACAAATATGAGCGTTAATATAAATATGGCAACCCCCGAACAGTGGGACGCGCTACGTAAGAAGCACCCTTCAATCGTAGATAAGTATGAAGACTTCTTTCATAGACCTGCGGAAGATATGCAGAAAGATTATTTAGAATACCCCTCGGTCGATGGTGGCGATAGCCCTGTGGAAGATATGGTCAACAACCCTAATCACTACAATACCGGAAGCGTTGAGTGTATAGAAGCGATAAGAGAATCCATGTCTCCTGTATCATACAAGGGCTACCTGAAGGGTAACGTACAGAAATACGTTTGGAGGTACGAGCATAAGGGCAACGAGATACAGGACTTGCGTAAAGCACGGTGGTACTTGGACAAGTTGCTAGATGCTGTGGAGGAGCTGTAATGAGTAATGATATAGAAGATAAGATATTGCAGTGGCATAAAGATCGCAACCTGATCGAAGGCTCAACAGATGGCGCTCAGTTCGAGAAGTTGTTAGAAGAAGTAGATGAGTTGCGTGGTAACATTGAACACAGCCAACCAGTGGTTGATGACATTGGTGACATCATGGTAGTGCTAGTAAACATAGCGCATCGCAACAAGCTGACCCTATGGGAATGTATGTACCATGCTTACCATGACATTACAGATCGTAAGGGCAAGATGATTAACGGGGTATTCGTTAAAGAAAAGGAGGAGTGATGGATCTTATTACGTTAGATTTCGAGACGTTCTACGACAAAGACTTCTCGCTACGTAAGATTACTTTGGAGAACTACATCCGCGACCCTCGCTTTGAGATAGTGGGTGTAGGTATCAAGGTAAACAATGGGGATACAGAGTGGGCATCGGGCACACATGAGGAGTTACATGACTACTTACATACGTTTGATTGGAAGAACAGCATGGTACTGGCTCACAATACTATGTTTGACGGCGCTATACTCGGTTGGCTTTTCAATATCCGTCCTCGTATCTGGGCTGATACTTTGTGCATCGCTCGTGCTTTGCACGGTGTTGAAGTGGGTGGCAGTCTTGCGGTGTTGGCTGAACGATACCGTATCGGCGAGAAAGGGACAGAAGTGCTCGACGCAATGGGACTTAGAAGATTAGACTTCTCTGAGGAACAGCTAGACAGCTATGGCGATTACTGCATCAACGATGTGGAACTAACATATAAGTTATTTGCCCTCATGGGTAAGAACTTCCCGAAGAAAGAGATGCGCATCGTAGACATGACCCTACGTATGTTTATTGAACCAGTGTTGGAGTTAGACCTACCACTACTGGAAACGCATCTGGAGAACGTGAAGCAGAGAAAGCTAGACTTAGTTGAGTCTTCTGGTGTTACCAAGACAGACCTTATGAGTAACCCTAAGTTCGCTAAGTTGCTAGAAGCACAAGGCGTTACACCTCCGAAGAAGATTAGCCTGACTACAGGCAAGGAGACACACGCGTTTGCTAAGTCTGATGAAGCGTTCAAGGAACTACTAGACCACGAGAACCCTGCGGTAGTAGCACTAGTAGAGTCTCGGCTAGGAGTTAAAAGTTCTCTTGAGGAATCACGTACAGAGAGGTTTATAGGTATTGCTAAGCGTGGACTTCTTCCGGTTCCTGTTAGGTACTACGCCGCGCACACTGGTAGATGGGGTGGGGATGACAAGATAAACATCCAAAACCTACCGAGTCGTGGTGTGAATGGTAAGGTGTTGAAGAAGAGTATCGTCGCACCGGAGGGGTACGTGTTGATTGACTGTGACTCGTCTCAGATCGAAGCACGTGTACTCGCATGGTTGGCAGGGCAGGACGACCTAGTACAAGCGTTTCTCAACAAGGAGGACGTGTATATAAAGATGGCAGCACGTATCTATGACATACCTGAGAGTGAGGTCACTGCCGAGCAAAGATTCGTGGGCAAGACTACCATCCTAGGTGCAGGGTACGGCATGGGCGCAGTACGGTTCGCCGAACAGTTGAAGACCTTTGGCACCACTATGGCACCCGCCGAGGCTAAAAGGGTAGTACAAATCTACCGAGAGTCTAACTGGAAGATCGCACAGCTATGGCGGACGGCGCAACACATGCTAGTAGCCATGTCACGTGGAGATAACTTTACGTTCGGTGCCAACGGTATTGTTGAGTGTAAGTCTAGCCGAGGTACTGCTGGTATCAAGCTGCCATCTGGGTTGTGGATGAAGTACGCAGACCTACAGTTTGAGCAAGGCGAACGTGGGCCAGAGTTTAGCTACATGACTAGGCGTGGGCGCACACGTATCTACGGTGGTAAGGTGGTGGAGAATATATGCCAAGCTATCGCCAGATGTATTATGGGTGAGCAGATGTTAGCTATCGCTAGGAAGCATAAGATTGCCCTGACGGTACACGATTCCGTGGTATGTTGTGTAGAGATAAGTGTAGAAGTTGAGGCACGTGAGCACATCGAAGCGTGCATGAATATGACCCCCGCATGGGCTGATGGCCTACCTATTGCGTGTGAGTCTGGTATTGGTAAATCGTATGGAGAAGCAGGATGAGCAAAGACAAAGTTATATCAATGGAAGACTTCAAGCAAACTGAGCGTGCGTTGGCGGAGGGGACTTATAAAAGTTCACCTAGTATTAACTCCCAATCAGATGCCGAACTTGGTATTTCTGGCTGGACTAAGGTAATGTTGGTAGGTAGAGGCGACGAACTATTAGTACTGGTGGAGCAGGGGTACGACGAAAATGGAGAGGAGCGCAGTGTGAATGGTGTCGCCATGGACTACGAGGAGTTGCTAGAGGTTACAGAGCAGCTTGTAACGTGTGCAGAGAAGATGCGGGAGCTTTCGACTGATGTCAAATAGAGTAGTGGAGTTGATATGTCTATTCGTTGGAGGCTTTATAGTCGGTAGCGTTTCAGTAGTAGTGTTTAAACTTGTGATGGAGTTATTATGAGCAAGGCATCCCCATGGTCGTTCTCAAGGATCAAATCTTTTGAGCAATGTCCCAAGAAGTTCTACCACCTGAAGGTATCCAAGTACTTCAAAGAACCAGAAACTACCGCTATGTTGTACGGTACTGCCGTACACTTGGCCGCTGAAGAATACATACGTGATGGGACGCCTGTCCCTGCCAAGTTCGGCTACGTGAAACCCGTGCTAGATAGTCTGATGAAGTTCGAGGGGGAGTTCCTATGTGAATATGAAATGGGACTTACCGAAGACCTAGAGGCGTGCGGGTTCAAGGCTGATGATGTGTGGTATAGAGGCATCGCTGACTTGGTTATCCTGAACAAAGAAGAGAAGACTGCGTACGTTATTGACTATAAGACGAGTAAAAACACTCGCTATGCGGACAAAGGTCAGCTAGAATTGATGGCATTAGCTACCTTTAAACACTTCCCTGAAGTAGAAACAGTTAAGGGCGGCCTGTTATTCGTAGTATGTGAAGAACTAATCAAAGACGAATATAAGAAAGAAGATGCCCCTGAACTATGGGCGAAGTGGCTAGGTGACTACAAGCGTATGGAGAAGGCATTCGAGAAAGATGTATGGAATGCTAACCAAAGCGGGCTGTGTCGTAAC